TTGGGTTTAAAGAAGTTGTGCTTTCTCGATAGCCACCTGCACCGCCACCAGCACCTTCACCTCCTCCACCACCACCTCCACCAGCAACCACAAGGTAACTAGCAGTAACAGAAGATACGCCAGTCCACCCAAAGGCGGCTAGTGCGGCGGCTCCAATCTTGGATAAACGAGGCATTAAATTCTCCAACCTTTACTGAGGTTTTCAGTTGCGGTAATTACTTGTAAATTCCAAGGTACATGCATACCAGACACCTTTTTGCCTTTGATTGGAATTATATGATCCACATGGTGTTTTACACCTATTTGCGTTCCTCTAGCAACCGCTACATCGTACATTTCTTGAATCTGAGCCTTGTCAATTGCCGTCAACCAGTCCGGCGTTGCATTGGCCTGTGCCGCCCTGCGTCTAGCTCTTGCGGCAACATACATTGTCTTGTTCTTTAAATAATGCTCATGGTAGTAACTTGGGTTTCTTTTAGCCCATTCTTTACCAGCTTTTGCCGTTCTTATCCTATGCTCTTCTGGATTACGCTTCCACCACAATTTCTCAAGATTTGCGTCACGCCATTTCTTGTCTGATTCGTTCTTCTTGTCACGATTGTTTTTATTCCACTCGTAACTTTGCAACTGCCTGCAACGCCTGCAAGTCTGGTAATACTTGCCACTAACCCGATGGAACTGATAGTCCGCAATGGGTTTTTCAACAAGGCATTTACGGCAGGTTTGAATCATCACGCAAATTTTGTTTGGCTGGCCAAGACAGTGTAAGAAGCGCTTCCAACTTTGATAATCACATATGTGTAACTATCAATAGAACTTGCGTTACCACTCGTAGGCGCTGTTCCGCCTTGCCACTTAGGGGTGACAGATGTGCCGTCAATCGTCACAGCAGAGTTGTAGTAAGCCGTAGAGCCTTGAGTAGCCAACATAGTGATTGATATTGAATCATTGGTAGCCATCGCAGTATTGAGCGAAGTGCCTGACGAGAAAGCAATGTTCAATGTCCAGTTGTTAGCGGCATTGGCTGTGTAGTACTGAACCGCACCGCTGTTGACATAAAAGTTAGTCGTTGCAGTAGGTGCAGAACCCACTGTATTTGCGGGTTCAGCAATATTCAACATTTTTGTTGCAGCAGTTGCAGTTGTTCCGTTGAACGTCTGGGTTGCCGTAAATGTCTGTGCTGTATTGATTAGAGCAATGTTTGCCCCAGCCAAAGTCGTAGCACCTGTACCGCCGTTGGCAATAGGAAGCTGTCCAGATACTTCAGTACCTAGTGCTACAGCGCCAAATGTGGGTGCGCCTGATGCATTTCCATGAAGCAAAGTGGAACTTGTTCCGGCTGAAGTCGTGGCTAATGCGCTTGTTGTGCTTGCATAAGTTATGCCGTACTGTGTAAACGCACTAGACTGACCCGTACCGCCCGCTGTATTGGGCAGAGTTCCTGTAGTCAATACACTGCCAGAAGAGGCATACATTGCCCCGCCAGAAGTAAATGATGTAAGGTTTGTGCCGCCGTTTGCAGTGCCAAGCGTTCCAGCCAAGGTGATTGCACCTGTAGTCGCTGTGCTTGGGGTAAATCCAGTAGTTCCAGCGCTAAATGAAGATGCCGTAGCTGTAGTGGAAACCTTAACAAAGTCAACGCCATTCCAAGCGCAAACCGCAGATTCAGCGGCAACAATAGTTACCCCAGATGTTGGCCCCGCTCCTACCAGCTTGATTGACTGGGTGCTGGAGGTCTTATTAATAACAATGTAAGTCTTAGACTGTGCTGGCGCTGTGATTGTCCTAGTGGCCGTTCCACCTGCCGTCCACAGAATAATGGCTTCACGGGCTTGATTGGCCGCTAGAGTCGTAGTGGTTAGCGTAACGTCAGCATCAGAACTTAAAGTAGTTGTACCAGCAACCGCTGAGTCAACCAAAGAAGTAATGCTGTTATTTACAGTATCGCCCCACGTTCCCGATAACTCTCCAGTAACAGGGAGCGCAAGACCTAAAAGGGATGTTGCCGCTGTTGTCATATGTTTAACCTCACGTTATTACTTCTGCCCAGTTTGCTGTTTGAGAGTTACTGATATTTTGCCAGTTTGCGTCCTGACTGTCATCAATTAACTTCCAATAAACAGCAACCACCGTTCCAATTTGACCAGAAGCAGAATTGCCAACAAGTGCAAAACTTCTAGTCCCAAGACCAATTGTTCCAAGCACTCCGCTTGCAGATACTCCAGTTAAAGAAACTGTCCTATCTAAGCCAAGTGTTCCAATTTCACCTACCGCCGAGTCCGGTAACAACGGAACAATTACTTGTCCCAAATTAGCCATACCCTCAACGCCCGTCAATGCCTCTGCGTTAGTAGGAGTGACCGACCCAACCGCGCCGCTTGCAGATACCCCTGTCAGGGCAGATGTAGCGCCTCTGGTTAATGTCCCAACTTCTCCAGAAGCCGATACACCCGCCAATGCGACTGTTTGCGTAACCCCCAGAGTTCCTACAGAACCCGTGGCCGTATCACCTGACCCAACAAAAACGCTTGCGGTTAAAGAACCAACCGAACCTGTGGAAGATTTACCAGTTAAGGCAATCGAAATAACAGGCGTAGCTGTTCCTACGGCTCCTGTTGCTACATCTCCTGTCGAATCAAGAGTGCCACCCCAGCCGTTTGCCCCCCACGTTTGGTAGCCCCAGCCGAGAGACATACTTACCCTTTAGGTGGTTGCGATTCGTAGCAAACCAGTTGTTGTAGTGTTTGATGGCATCGTTAAAGTAAACGTACCAGCAGTAATTGTTTGATCGCCAAAGGTGTACACCGCCACAGACTTGTTTGACTGGGTTGAGTTGTATACCAACACGGCATTGAAAGCAGTGGTAACAGTCAACGCAGACCAAGAGAAACTAGCTGTTGGAGTCCAATACGCCACACCAGCAGTCGATGAACTGTTGGTTGCAATAGGAGCTGTTCCATTGGTAACTGTTACACCGCCCGCCGTATAGCCAGAACCAGAGGTGTTTGTTACTTCTCCAGTAGTGCCATATGCAGTGGTAGCGGCATTAATCGTTGCCGAAGTAAAGTACAAAGCGGCTTTAAACGTGTCAGCAGTTGTAGCCGCACGAATAGGCGCAACGCCAAAGTTATGCGTTGCCGTCAGGATTTCCCCCATAAAGGAGGTACACATTGATGCGGTATTTGCCATAGTAGTTCCTTAAAAAGTACCAGTTTCACCACCTATAGGCGGCATTTTCTTTAAAGTTACATGTACAGAGCGGTGAACAAGTTCACCCTCTAACCAGTATTCTGTCCATGTGGTTGTTTCGTTATCGTTGTCTACACTACCCTCTCGCATCTCTAGCAAAGAGTCATCCATGTCGCCTTTAGTTGTATTAACTATCAATTTGAACTCCTGATAAGCGCTTGTGTTGATGTGTTGGCTGGCATCGTGATTGTAAATGTGGAAGTCGAGGTTTTATCAGCACCAAAATCTAAAACGCAAACAGATTTATTACCTTTTGATGCGTTATAGAGTAACGCACACCGAGCCGTCAAAGCCGCATTCCATGTCACATTAGCCCAATTAACATAGGCTATGTAACCAGAAGAACTGATAGACACCCCAGTTAATATCTGACCACCTGCGGTATACCCAGTACCCGACACTTCATCGGTACTTGAGTACACCGTTGTGTCTTGATTTAAGTTAACGGTAGCCTTGTATAAGGCGACATAGATCGAATCCGTAGATAGATCATGTATGCCTTGATACAGTTCCTTTTTGAAGCTGGTGGTCTGGGTTTGGATAATAGACATTAACTCACCGGATTCCTAACCTGCCCATCACGATAAGCATCCATACGTTGCTTGCCATCGCCCAAGTTCTTGAGAAGAGAGATAGACTGAACATACATCTGGTTGTACAAATCAACCAAGTCTTTCTCACCCTTCATGTAACGGATAGCCTCGACCATCGTTCCATTGAGGAGAGCAGAATCAAAGTTATCTCCTAGCCAAGTCTGGCTGGCAGTCACAATTGACTCAGGGTAATAGTAATAATGCAACTCAGCGGAGTACGTTACATCTGGCGTTGGGCCAAGAATAAAAGACAATTCTTTTACATTTGAAGACTGTGGGCCAAAAATAGCATAGTGCTTAGGTTTGCCTGTATCCGCTGGATTGGGGTAAGCGTCCCTGATGAAGTTAACATCTTTGTTTAAAAGATAGATGTAGTCACCACCTGCGCTTGGATATACAGCCAAGGAGTACGTAGACAAGAAATCATCAGGCGCAGATAAATACTTGTTACCGGAGACAATAGTTCCGGTAACGTTCTTGCGAAGGTTGGCAATCTGCACCGTGTTATAGATGCGTTGCTCCGCCTGCTTAATCATAATGTCCATATCTACCGTGGGAAACGTGTTCTCACAGTAGTCTGAAACAGCAACGACTAACTCGTTGTATGTCATGCCATCGGGCCTCTAGCCATCACGCCTTTGGTGGCTGCACCTGTTCCACGAATTTTGATGCCAGTAGTTTTTACTTCATCGTTAGAACCAATGCTCACTCCGTCCATAGGAGTCCAGTCCTTTTTGCGGGGCATAGGCGCTTTGTCGCGCATCTTTACACCAGCCTTACCATCCATAGTGTGCGGTTTGGCATAGACGCTGGCATCGCCAACTTCCTTGCCCATTACTTTTTTAGAAAATCCCATTATTTTCCCCTTGAAGATTTCATCTGGTTGGCAACCTTAGCCATGCCACGACCCAATTTACGCATTTGCATATTGGTCTTGCCGCCCTTGGCAAATTTAGTCATAGGCTGACCGGGGTGCAGCTTTTTCTCATGCTTATGCACAGCACCAGCAATCATTTTCTTATCTTGTTTTAAGTCCGCTTTATCCATTTTTCGCTCCTAAGTTACGCTAACCGTTACTGTACCAACACTTGTCGTTCCCACCAAGTTATTTGGCGTTAAAGGCACATCAAAACTACTTGACCCACCTACTGGATACCAGCCCCACTGGATATCCCTAGAACCTCCGGTTGGATAACCACCAAAACCAGACTGGTTGTCCTGCAATCCATTCACACCCGCAGTGACATACGTGCTGTCATTGCGCGGCTCCATTACCGCCTGCGGATCATCAACTGGATACATACCTAGTTGTAGTTGAGGCTGATCTGGATCCCAGCACTCAGGACAAACTTTAAGGTCGTACCGCTTTGTCTTGATGATTTCCTTCTTTAACTCCTTGAGTTTGTAGCGCTGACCGCAACGGTCGCACATGGCAATACTGTATTTGCCAGAAGCAAATCTATTGCCCATTAAGCGCTACCCCCTCCAATGAATGATTGACGAGGAACAAAACTAATTGCTGCCTTTTCACGGTCTTCACCAGCGGCAAGATTGAATTGCTCGTCATACATATCTTTAAGCATTTGAACCCGTGGCATCAGTTCAGGAACCTTGGCTGCAATTTGATAAGCTAATCCTGCCGCAGCGGCGGGTAAGAAGCGAAAATTCATATCGCCAGTCTGTATACCAGCCCCAGCATCTTGCACGCGCCGTAGCCGCCAATAGATCAATTGATACGGGGTTGAGTTGTCTGGGGTAGGCCAGACGGTTACAGCAGGGAGTTGAGGAACATACACCGAGATACCTGATGTATGGGCTGCTGCCGTTGTGTCGTTCTGCGCCCTTGAACATACATATAGGGTATTGCCTGTAATGTATTGATAATAGATAGTCTCATTATCTAATTTAATGTACCCAGCCGCAGCCAATCCAACCGTGGTGCTGAGAGTTATCTCTGTGCTTGTGGCGGTGATGGTTGTACTTAACGTGGAATTAGCAGGGTTTGTCTCGCCAGAGTTCCTTTGAACAAAAATCTGGATAGGACGAGCCTGCTGTAATTTATTAGGGATCGTGGCATAGGTTGAAGAACTGATGCGGGTGATCGTTAAATCAGACTGTGTAGTTGCGCTGTTAGCCCCAGTACGGATTACATGATCCATTAGGTCAATGGTGTCTGTCGGGGTTGGATACGTGTTTAAACCTGCAACCAGATCAATAGAGCCTTGCTCAATCGTCCACATGTTGATGCCCCTGTTTTGCCACTCAATGGTTAACAGGTTCATTGATCTGCGTGCGGTTCTTAGGTCATATCCTGAACGCATTTCCCGTCCAGCGCGTTCCCATGCCTCCTCCGCTAATTCGGTGAAGTCAAGGTTAAACGCGGTGGATCCGGTAGTACTCATCTTTTACTTCTTCGCGGTTTTAGCCGAGTTGATAAACGCTTGTGCTGTAGGCGCTCCCTTACTACCAACCTTACGCATCTTCTCGCCAGAGCCTTTGGCGATACGTTTTCTCTTGGCGTTAATATTTGCATACAAGCCAACCTCGCCGCCTTCAGCATATTGCGTGAAGTCGGTGTTATCCCGTCTAGCTTTACGCTTCGGGCCGGGCATTTTGGAGGGGTCAACAGCCCCCATTCCTCGGCTGGCAATCATTTAGCACATCTTTCCGCGAGTCTTACCACGCTGGGCTATACCATCAGCACGACTAGATGCAGAAACAGAACCGCCTTTAGAGAAATTGCCTGTGTAGGCTGCTTCTTTCTCTTTTTGCTTCTTGTTGCCGGGACGAGTAGATCTATAGTTCTCCATGGCCTTACCGGGCAAGTCTGCAAGGAAAGAACCAGCACTTCTAAGCGCTCCCATAGTTCTTTCACGTCTTGCGGCCATCTCAGCATCACGGTCTGCTTGGGCCGTTTTTGCTTTTGAAGTTGTAGATGGCGCAGTTGGTGCCGATGGTTTTACACCAGCCTCCATTAGATTTGAAGATGGGTTGTTGAGTGACTCAAAATTAATTTGAGTACGGGCTGCTGGTTTAGATGACGGGGCATTCATCTCAAGTTTTGGCATTGCTGGCTTGGCTCTTGGCTTTGGTGCGGATGCCTTGTCGCGCATAGACTTTAGCATTGCTTCGCCCTTGGCTTCATCAGCAATAGCCTGAGATTCATCAGACTTATTTGCCGCCTCTAATGCGTCGATTTCTCCGCCATCTTCATAACGTTTCATCTTTTTCATGGTAACTCCTTAACAGTATTTTTTAGCCATGCCACCAGACTTCATGCCTTTGTTTCCGGGCATAGAGATCTGTTTGCCTTTAGTTTTGCCTTTGGCAGCAATGCCATTAGCAGACTTGTGACCAGCAGCCAAGCCACCAGTCGCCATTTTCTTCACGGCTGGGCCACCCTTTTTCATCATTTGGGATTTGTCCATAGCCATCTCAGCCTTAGAGCCTTCTTTCATGCCCTTTTTCTCAACATCTTTGCCAGATTTTTCAAACATGCCCATCTTGCTAGGTTTCTTTTTAGCCATCATTGCCATAAATCCGGGATTCATTTTGCTTGCCATATCTCCACCTTGTTTAAACGTTTTGCCTTTATCGGCGTTACTGAAGTCTTTCCCAACGGATTGGGAAACGCCTGCTTTCTTGGCGAACGCTGGGTTATGAGCCACCGCTTCCATGAAATTGTGTTGCTTCTTGCTAGTGCTTGGCATTATCTTCCCGCCTGAATAAGTTGGTCAATCTTTGCTTCAAGGCGATTGAAACGCTGGTCAATGTGGTCAGTAATGCGCTGAATTTCTGTTTGAGTAACGTAATCACGGGCTACCTCCTCACGGGTTATGTTTAAAAGGCGCTCGACACGCTTAATGTCCTCGCCCATATCCTTGACTTGGCTGAGTTTTTCCCGCATGAAAAAGCCAAAGGCTCCCATAACAATGGACAAAACTGCCGACCAAATAAGGTTTGCATCCATTAACAAATTCTCCCTTTGGTCTTGCCCCTTTGGGCAATTCCATCAGCAGACTTTATAAAACCGCCTTCAGCGCAGTTCCATGCCTTTAGGCTCTTATTGATCCTAGAGTTCGGGTCGTTCGCTGTTTTTGCGGATGTCA